TCACAAATTCATAATATTTCAAGAATTATGTTTTATAATAGTTTAAAATTATTTATAAAAAATGAAAATATCGTACAACCAAAAATATATACAGATTATGATAATAAATTGCCTTTATCTGAAATATTAGAAACTATAATACAAGACAAGGATTATACTATAATGGGTTATTGTGTTCATAATAATGATGAGAGAACTAAAATAAGAAATCCTAATTATGAACATGTTAGACATTTAAAAGGAAATTCGCCGAAAATTCAATATCAATATTATAATTTAAGACAAATGGATAAAATAAAAGATTTTTTGAATTATTTTCCTGAATATAAAAATCAATTTTCAATTTTAAGAAATGATATGCATAAATATACGCAAAAAATATATAGCAATTATAACGATTGTTACATTAATAAAATTAAACCATTAAAAGAATTTCCTTATGAATATAAAACACATATGTATCATTTACATAATATATATCTAAATCAATTAAAAAACAACGGGCAATATGTGAATTTTAATGTTGTTAAAAATTATATAAATAATCTTGAACCAGCTAGATTAATGCATGTAATAAATTATCCATTAAAACGACAGGAAAATGATACCAAAATAATTGATATAGAAAAAAATATCTAAATCTAAATCTAAATCTAAATCTAAAATATCTAAAAAAAGATGGATATTAACAAATTTAACAATATATAACGATAATGGTTATATGTTGTGAATGAAATGGTTATATGTTGTGAATGAAATGGTTATATGTTGTGAATGTTGCTCTTTTATTTTTCTGATTTAAAATCCTCGCTAATTGAGTCAAATATTTTAATACCAATATTACAAGAATCGGTTAATATGGTGTATAAAGTTTCTTTATTGTAATCTACCTCTTTTTTCATAGCTAAACGTATTATTGAATCATGTTCATGTGGATGTGGTTTTAAAAACCCAATATAACTTAATTTACTCTGGTCTAAATAATATTTATAATGTAAAATATATTCAATAATTTTACCCAATGTATAATCTTCATTTTTTAAAATTATATCATATGAAAATTCTAACGCTATTTCTTCTTCTTTAATTTCAAGTGTATTTTTATTAATATTATCAATTATATTTTGTATTTTTTGAATAATAACACCGCATGCTAATCTTACCAATGTTTCATTTTCATATATTCCCAAAGATTCTATTTTAAAATCAAAGGAATTTTCAATATAATGACGTTTTGAATGGAGATTACGCCAATTAATTAATTCAAATTCAATCATATCTTCTTCCATACCCTTAGATTTCAACTGTGTTTCGAATGCGTCTTCAGCATCATGTTGTTTTACTGGATCACCTGTATAACCATAAGCACACATACTAACAACATTAAACATCCCATTTTCTTTGGCTATACATTTAGATAATTTCGCGGTAAGTGATAATTCTTCACCGGGTATATCATTTGTTATTTTCGGTTTTAATCTTGCCAATAATACATAATCTTTAGTATAAGAGTTCGGAGGAAAGATATTTTTAACTGTTTTTTCAGGTAATTCTCCTTTAATTTTATCATCCATAATTTGATGAATTTTTATATTTTCCGTAGTAACAAATAATAATTGATCAGATTCATTTTTAACATTAAATTCTATTAATAAGTTTTCAACATTTTTAGTGATATCATCAATATGAACAGGTATGCTTCCCAACCTTTGTATAATTATTTGATTATTAAATTGGGAAGTGTTAATTTTTATATTTATCATTTTTTTCCCTTCATGAATTTCCTTCATTGCGAAAATAGGTATCTCTGATAAAATTACCCGTCTTAAGGCATTGGCTATAGATAAATTAGTGTTACTTAGTGTAAATTTAAATAATCCACCTTCTTTTCCGATAATATCTATTTTCGGAGTTAATATAAGCGTTTTCGTTTTTTTTTTAGGAGGCATAATTTATATAATATATATATTATGTTTTTAATCGATTTTAATATAAATATTATTTAGTCGAAATTTAATTCACATTTCGTTATTTTATTTGAAAAATTATAGCAAATAGATATAAAATGTCGAAAAATACAATTTTATATTATAGTAAATATTGTGAAAATTGTAAAAAATTAATAACAATTATGGGAAGAAGTTCATTAAAAAAAGAAATACATTTTTTATCTATAGATAAACGTATAAAAAAAAACAATAAAAATTATATTTTACTGGAAGATGGTAAAGAAATATTATTACCTGAAATAATTAATAAAGTTCCAGCAGTATTATTATTACATAATGGTAATAAAATATTATTTGGTGATGAAATATTAAATTTTTATAGAAGTCAATTAGACGATGAAAAAAAACAAGCAGTTAAAAGTGAAGGAGAACCATCAGCATTTAGTTTTTACGGGGAAATGGGTGGTAATATGTCAGATAAATATTCATATTTAGACCAAAGTTCTGATGAAATGGGGGTTAAAGGTAATGGGGGTTTAAGACAAATGCATACTTTTCAAAAAATTGACGAATTTGTAAAAATAGATACTCCACCTGAAGATTATATTAAGGAGAAAATGGCTGAAAATACTTTGAAAAATTACCAAGAATCGCGCGAAAAGGGTATAAAAATAGAACAGTCATTTGTTACACAAAGTCAATAATATTTTATTAATAATGAATATAAAAAAAAATATAAATATAATTTATTAAATTTATATAATATGCATAATCCTAAAAATAGTATTTTAAAAGCTTTCATAAATCATTTAACAGATTTTTACGATGATTTAGATAAAGTTTTTCCAAAAAATATTGAACTTCGTAACGGTCGTACTTGGATAGATTTAACAAAACGAATAAATCCTAGACTGTTAATTATAGGTTGGAAGGAGTTTTTAAATGATACATATTATCATCAAATTATAGGCGGCAAGGTTGATTTTTTTTTAAATAAAGATTATAATGAAGAATTAAAAAGATACAATGATGGTAAAAATAATAACCAATCTTATAAGGATTATGTAGAGGATATAAAAATAAAGTATATGTCAATGGAGGGGGAAAATCAACAAAAAACACTAAAATATATTCAAAATTTATGTAAATTAGCAGAAATTTATCACAATTAAATACGTTAATTTTTATATAAATACGTTAATTTTTATATAAATACGTTAATTTTTATATAAATAAATAAAACTTAATTATATTAAAATGTCAAAAAAGGATATTTCTAATATAGACGTCCCTCAGGAATTTTACAAAATAATGAAGGATTTTTTAATAGATATATTAAATACTTATCCTGAATATAAAGATAACATTTCGGATGATGAAATTGAACTTTTAAAATATGATTTATCTAACAACGAACAAAATACTGATTTATCTAACAACGAACAAAATACTGATTTATCTAACAATGGTTTATTCGAATATTGTAAAAAAATTTACCCTAAGCGTTTTTTCGATATTTTATATAAAAACGAAGAAATGTTTGATGATGATGAAAAAAATACATTTTTCTTACCGAATATTGATTTTAAATATTTTTTCAAAGAAGATATTTCAGAAAACACAAAAGGTGTTATTTGGAAATATTTACAATTAATATTATTTACGGTATCAGGTTCAATTACTGATTCTGAATCTTTCGGTGAAACCGCGAAATTATTTGAAGCCATAGGCGAAGATGAATTAAAACAAAAAATGCAAGAAAGTATGAATGAAATGATGAATATGTTTGGTTCAAATAATATAGACCCTAGTGGTGGCTTAGGTGGATTAGGTGGATTAGGTGGATTAGGTGGATTAGATGGTATGGACTTAAGTGGCTTGGCTGGCTTAGGTGGATTAGATGGTATGGACTTAAGTGGTTTGGCAGGCTTAGGTGGCTTAGGTGGCTTAGGTGGATTAGATGGTATGGACTTAAGTGGTGTAGATATGCCAAATCCCGAAGAATTAAATGACCATATAAAATCATTATTAAATGGAAAATTAGGACATTTGGCTGGAGAAATAGCCAAAGAAACAGCCGAAGAACTAGATATAGATATTAATAATACTAAAAATGTCTCAGATGTTTTTGAAAAACTTTTCAAAAATCCCGGACGTTTGATAAATATGGTAAAGAAAGTTGGGCTAAAATTAGATGAAAAATTAAAATCAGGGGAAATTAAAGAAAGTGAATTAATGGAAGAAGCTAGCGAATTAATGAGAAAAATGAAAACTATGCCTGGCGTTAAAAATATGGAATCTATTTTTAGTAAAATGGGTATGCCTACAGGTAAAAGTTCAAAAGTTAATTATAATGCTATGCAATCCAATTTACAAAGAAATATTAAAATAAGTAAGCAAAAAGAAAGACTAAGATCAAAATTACAAAAAAAACAAAACCAAAACCAAAACCAAAACCAAAACCAAAATGGAAACCAAAATGGAAACCAAAACCAAAATGGAAACCAAAACCAAAACGGAACCGCACAATCTAATAAATTTAATCATTCTACTTTTAATCCCAATTCAGAAAAAGTCCAGAAAAGTTTTATAAATCCAAATTGTGAAACAAATGCTGAAATGACAAATAATGGCCCCGTTGTAAAAAAAAGAAAGAAGAAGAAGAAGAAGAAGAAGAATAAAGCATAACAATATTTAGATATTATTATTAAATAAAAATAATGGAATAATATATATTATGAGTAATTTTTGGTTATACAATCCATCAGTCTTATTTGATAAGGAGCAAATATTAGAAGTTTGGCCAAAACCCGATATGGAACTTGCTAGAAAATTAAATGCTATAACCAGAATAGTAATATTATTAACAGTTATTGGGATTATTATAACCAGGTCAGGTAAAATTCTAATAACATCTATAATTACATTAGCAGTGTTAGTCGTTTTATATAAAACCCAGTATGAAGACGAAGAAAAAAATAAAATTAAAGAAAAATTCATGAAAGAAGGATTTGAATCTGGTGACAATAATAATGATGGTAAGTTTTTAAAAGTTTTTAGAGATACCTTTTCCAACCCAACAAAAAAAAACCCAATGATGAACGTATTAATGTCTGATTATAAATACGACCCAAATAAAAAAAGAGCGGCACCGTCTTATAATGATAATGTTCGCAAGGAAATAAATAAAGCGGCAAAACCGGATGGAAGGCTATTTAAAGATTTAGGAGATAGTTTAGCCTTTGAAAATACTATGCGAAATTTCTATTCTATGCCAAATACCACAATTCCCAATGACCAAAAAGCATTTGCTGAATTTTGTTTTGGCGATATGCCTTCTTGTAAAGAAGGAAACACCGACGCTTGTTCGAAAATAAATAGAAGAGTTGGAACAGCATTTTTTTAATTATTAAATTTACTAATATAAATTTACTAATATAAATTTACTAATAAAAATTATATCTTATAATTAATATATAATGGCAACTACACATAATTACATATTTGATTCAGTTAGTCGTATAGGTGATGACCCATGTGGTATTTCCGAACGTGATATGCAAAATCAAAAACATGGTTCATATTTAACACAAAATCATTGGGCTTCAAATTGTGGTATGAAAGCACCCATAAACTTTGCTACTTCCCAGCCAAATGTATATTTTACAGGAGGCGTTGGAGTAACAGAAGGTTGTACTGTTGATAATGATTCGAAATTAAGAATTGGTTCAACACAAACAAATCCCAAATGTAGAATTTCTCTTTTAGAAAGACCATTCAAAACAGTACCTTTTTTAGGAAGAGGACCCGGAAACACCGTTTTAGAATCTAAATTAATGCAAGGTGGAAATGTAATGGATAAAAAAAGTTGTAAATTAATAACGGAAAAATCATTTAGAAATACTGATGTCGAATTAGTTCCTAGTTTAAAAGCATCTATCCAAAATCCAAGTAATTTAGTAGAAGGTGTAGCAGCAGAAGGATGGATTCGTGGTGGATTACCCTCCAGGGAATTAACGCGAGATATGGACTATTTCAAAAGAAAAAATAAACAATAAACAATTTGAAGATTTAAATACATACAAATATTATATTTATATGTATAATTATTCTTACCCAGTTAAATATAAAAATGAACCAGGTGATGATATATATAGAAAACAATTGTTAGAAGTGTTTTATTTAAAAAAATACAATGATAAAGAAATATCAGAATGTTTAAAAAAAACATATGAAATAATTAAAGATTTTAAGCAAATACAACTAATTATAGATAAATTAAAATCATTCAAATACGCAAAAATCTTTATCGTCAATGAAGAAGAAAGAGATCTATATTTAATTTTTCTATTCTCATTTGAATATTTTGATTTATTTCATAATTGCTTAAAAGAATTAAATGAAAATAAAGAAATTAGTGAAAAAACATTTAATATATTAATGGATGCCCTAGATGAAAAATAAATTTGCGAGATTATAAAATATAAATCTTGTATATATGACTAGCACGAATTTAAAAAATACAAAAGGACATTATTGTATAAGATCCAAACAATATTCCGACATTATGAATAACAATTTAGATAAAAAAAGTAGTATTCAACCCACCCCTTGTTTTGCCGATTTAGGGGTTTTATCAGGAGTTATGTCTAGTGGCTACAATCATAACATATTATCTAATAATACCGCCGATATTGAAAGTAATCTTTTCGGTATAGGTTCTACAAATTTAGCAGAAACAGGAATAAATGGTTTTTATCCAAATGTAAATAAACTAAATAATTGTTCGTTTTTCCCATTACCAAAAGTTTTTATCCCTCGCCCCCTTATTGTTGAAAAAAATCAAAGACCTTCAGGTCCATTTTCATAATTAAATGACAAAAAAATTTATCATTTAAAAAAATTATCATTTAAATACATATATGTTTCATAACACATCTCATGAAAAAAGTGACACAAATATCGAGTCCAACACAACAAATATCGAGTCCAACACAACAAATATCGAGTCCAACACAACAAATATTTCTAATTTAACTGATGTTGTTAAAGGCGTTATTGATAATCCTTCCGCTACTTTGGATAGTATAAAAGAATTAACAAATCTTATGGGTAACCCACATGGAATTGGTTCAAGTGTTTTAAATAAATTAATAACTCTTTCTGATACAGATAAAGAACACAAAAATGATATTTCATACAATTTTATTGAAATTAACACCTTAAAATATAACAATTCTATGATTAATACAGCTCTAGAAAATAAACAAAATATTGTTTCATCTAGTAATACTATTCCTATTAATAGTATCACCGATTTACAAAATAAATTAAATCTAAAACAATCTCTAATCACTAATGAAAATAAATTAGAAATTATCAATATTAATAATTTACAAACAAAACTAAACCTAAAACAACCCTTAATTACCGATAATTCTTTATCTCAAACAAATATAGTCAATTTAATAAGTAATTTAAATCAAAAACAAGATAATATTAAAAATAATGACTTGGAAATTAATCATATACAAAATTTACAAAATTCTTTAAATCTAAAACAAAATATTATTACTGATAATTCCATACAAATAGACCACATCATAGACTTACAAAATAAATTAAACCTAAAAAAAAATATATTAGATGAACCAAATAATAATACATATATTGGGTATAAAGCAAATAGCGAAACAGGTCTTAATGATTTAAATAACAGCTCCGCTATCGGTTATAAAGCCACCGTAAATACTAACAATACCATGCAATTAGGGAACGAGTCTTTGGTAAAAATTAAAAGTTATGGTAAAATAGAATTAACTCATCCAACTTTGGGACAAAGTGTAACATACCCAAATACACATAATAATATAGATAATGATATTTTAGTAATTGACCATAATGGTAATGCTTCGTGGAAAACCATTCCGCCATATGGACTTATAATTTCTAATATTAAAAATAAAGTAGCAGTTATTGAAAGTTATATTGGGCATCAAAATACCGGGTTACAGGCTTTAAATACGAAATTTACCGCGTTAAAAAATAATACTGATAATTGGGTTAATACTATCCACACACTTAACACAGTTATTAGCGACAATGCTAATATATTTTCAGATATTGATACAAAAATTAATACAAAAGTAACATTGTCAGGTAACGAGAATATAAACGGAATTAAAACATTTAATAATAATATTATAGGTAACATTATAGGTAATTCAAGCACCGCAACTAAATTACAAAACGATATTACCATAGCCGGTAATACTTTTACCGGTAGCGAAAGTATTTCAATTTCAGCAGGGCAAATAAAAGGCATCGTTCCTTTACCATATGAAAACACAGTCCAAACCGGCTCTTTAATGCCCGCTGATTTAGCTATAAAAGTAGGACTAATTGATAAAGATAGATTTTTATTAAAAGCCGATATAAATAATAATGGTATAGCACAAGATATCAGCGGGGTAATTACATTTAATCACGGGATTATAATACCTACAACTATCGATTTATCACATAATGTTACACAATTAGCAGACATAATAACTACACATATCCATTCAGGTAAAATAATAACAACAAATGAACGCCTACAAATAGATAATAATAAAAATAATATATCTAATAATACAAATATTTTGACAAATAATATAACAAATTCTATCGAATATCCTAATACTTATAAAAAAGTTGAATATCAAAATTCCAATACATCAATACCTGCTACATATGTAAATGCTACATTTGGGACAATTAACGCATTAAATAGTTTATCAGACGCTATTAAGCGCCTTGCTGACGAGTTACACAAATTAAATGATAAAAAATTAGTGTATAATTAATGTATAATTAGTGTATAATTAATGTATAATTAGTGTATAATTATAAAAATAAATATTTCATAATTATATATGGCTTTTACACGATATAATTATGATGATTTAAGAACAGAAAAAATATTACAAGAATCTACAGGTTCATGCAGATATATTATGAATGTACCAGGACCTTCGAAAAATACCGAATATATAAGTGATCCACAAATTAGATTACAAGGGTTTGCCGCTAATAATATGTATGTTAGTGGAGGTCATCCTATAGATAAAGACAGTGATTTGAAAGGTATAACACGACAACTGAAAGGAAGTAGTAAAAATTTATACCCCAATAAAGGAGTTGTACAAACAAGACCAATTAAATATAGAGAAAATAATAATACAATGTTAGACCAAACTAGAACAACACACCCAGCAAGAGAATATCGACATTTAGAACAAACATTGGTCCAACCTTTATTATTAAACCCTCAAGAAAACGTTTGCTTACATTTTGAAAATAATCTAAATACAAGACTTTTAGAAAGAGATAGTTATGTTCCCAAACTCCCATGTCTATAATATATTTTGTTAAACTTCATAAGAAAATATATTACTCATATATATAAATGGAAATAGCTATACCTTTAGTTGCATTAGGAGCCATGTATATTATATCAAATCAAAAGAAGGATAAAGAAAAAAAGACAAATGAAGGATTTTCATCAACAAAAAGAAAAAATAATACTTTATTAACAAAAAATTACCCCGTTGAAGACACCACTAAAACACGCTATTCAAAAGAATTAAACTATTATTCAGGAGCAACTGATAATACTGAAATGCCAAAATATAATGCCGGTTCAGCCGCTACCTCTCAAATGTCTGAGCGTAAATTTAATTCATTAACTGGCGAGGAAATTTCCCCCAGCGAATTAACCCATAATAATGAAGTGCCTTTTTTTGGGTCATCCGTTACACAAAGCACTAAGGGATATGAAGGATTATTAGATATATACACCGGGGCAGGGAGTCAAAATATTCAAAAAGAAGAAATGGCACCTTTATTTAATGCTCAAAAAGATATGGACTGGACTAGTACACAAGGTATGCCATCTTTTACACAATTCATGCAGGACCGTATGCGATCTAACGTAACTTCTAAAATGAATAATACAAAACCATGGGATGAAGTTCAAGTTGGTCCCGGTCTAAATGAAGGGTTTTCAAAAGAAGGCACCGGTGGTTTTAATTCAGGGATGGAAGCCAGAGAAAAATGGTTGCCAAAAAACGTAGATGATTTAAGAGTTAAGACTAATCCAAAAAATACTTACGAAGGACAATTATTAGGAGCACATGTCGGAAAGAAAGGACCACGCGGTGAAATAGGTAAAGTTGAAAAAAATAGACCAGATACTTATTATATACAAGGGTCGGATAGATGGCTTACCACTACGGGTAGTGAAAAAGCACAAACTATTAGATCAAAAAATATTTTAAGAGATGTTAATCGTTTAACTACATCGAAAGAACATTTCGGAACAATGGCTAGTGACAATAATGGCATTTATCAAAAAGGAGTTTTTGAAGCCCCAACAAAACAAACATTAGAAGGTCCCTTAAAACATTTAGGAGCAGCAACTGTTCCAAATGGATGGAATCCGTCAGGTAAAGATTATGGAAAGGGAAGTTATACCAATTTAACTAATTCCAGGAGTTTAACAGGACAAAAAACACAATTAGGTGGGGCACATAATAGCACTCTAAACGCATTAGTAGCACCAATTTTAGATGTATTAAAACCAACACGAAAACAAAATGTTGTTGGTAATATGAGACCTACTGGTAATGTTCAATCCGGTATTACTACGAAATATCCCGTGTGGAATCCTAACGACCAACCTAGAACAACTATTAAAGAACAAACAGAGAATTCGAAGTTCATAAAACCAGGAGGGTGGGCTATTAATGCTGGGCATACAACCAATGAACATCAACCTGTATATGGACAGAGAGATACAACTACGTGCTCGGCGATAGGTAATCCATCTGGGACGGAAAGCACTGGAGCAAAAGGTAGGATATACAATGCTGAATATAATGCTAATTTAAATTACGATAAAGAAAAAATAAGCAAAGTCGATAGATTCAATATAGGCAATACTAATAAATTTAACGAAACCACTAACTATTCTTATTATAAATCAAAATCCACTAACCCATGTTTTACTAATGCTAATATGCCGAAAACTACTTCAAGTATGAGTGTACTAGGTGCGTTTTCTTCCAATAATAGTAGGGAAAGTGGGAATCAATACAATAGGAATTCTAGCGAAATGTTAAATGCGTTTAATAGCAATCCTTATACACATTCTTTGACAAATGTTGTTTAATTTCGCCATCTGTGTAAAATATATAATAATCTTAAATTATTATTTAAAATTATTATTATTTAAAATTATTATTATTTAAAATTATTATTATTAATTATTCCAATTAACAATGGAAATTCATAAAAATATTATCGATAAATTAGAGTTTTTTATAAATAATAAGAAAATACCACATATTATTTTTTATGGTCCATCAGGTTCAGGAAAACGATACATTTTAAACAAATTTATTGAAAAAATTTATAATAACAACAGACAAATTATAAAAGAATATGTCATGTATGTTAATTGCGCGCATGGAAAAGGTATACGATTCATTCGAGATGAATTAAAATTTTTCGCAAAGACAAATATACAAAATCAAAACGGTATTTTTTTTAAAAGTATTATATTATTCAACGCAGATAATTTAACTACCGACGCACAATCGGCTTTACGTAGGTGTATTGAACAATTTAGTCACACTACTCGCTTTTTTATTATAGTAGAAAATACCGACTTATTATTAAAACCTATTTTATCCCGATTTTGTAATATATATATCCCTCACCCCCTAATTGGAAATACCAGAATGTGCTTACATGATTTAAAAAAACAAAAAAAAGGTAAAATATTAAATAGTAAAAAAGATTGGTTAAAAAATCAATTAGATAAAAAAAATAATTATAATAATATACAAAAATGCAAGAAATTAACGGTAACTTTATACGAAAAAGGGTTTTCAGCATTAGATCTTATGGATTATATTGAAAAATCGTATATTAATAACGTTTTAAAATATAAATTGCTTATTTATTTGGATAAAATTAGAAAGGAATTTAGAAATGAAAAGATTTTAATTTACATTATTTTATATAATATGTTAATGCGGAAAATGATAACTTTAGAAAATATCGTTGTAATTTAAATGGACGATTATAACGTCAATGTGCTGTCCGAATCTAAAAATGAATACTCAGCACGTCTTTTAAACATTATGTCCCCTTTGATAATTGAAGGAATTAAATCTATATTTAATGATGCTGTAAAAATTTGCGATGAAAACGACGAAGTTGAAAAATATCTTATGACTTTCCAAAATTTTTTAACAAGAGTCCCAAAATGGAATTCTACTTTAGTTGAAGCAGAGTGCTCGAGGATACTAACTTCTAGTGCGTGTTCTTATTTAGAAGATTTATTAACATGCGTTCATATAACTCATTTGAAACTGTTAACCAGTGTCAGAGTATCACAAAAACAAAAAAAAATCGATATAGATATTCCCAAATTGTCGAATTTTATACATAAAATTTATATTCATTTTGCTAGAAAAATATATTCAAATGTTTATTTATTTGAAAGAGATATTATGCCTCTACAATACCAAAAGAATATGAGAGAATGTGAGTTATTATGTAGGGAAAGTATTTTAGCGATTATTAGAGAAAGTATTCCGGTTGAAAAAATCCTTCGAGCTTATATTGATGAAACAGTAGATGAAGAAATTATAGAAGAATTAATAGAAAAAAATGTTTCTGTCAAAGAAGCAGAAATATTAGAACAAGAAATTAAAGATAGAAATGACGAACGAGATAAAAAATTGGACGCAGATGATATTGAAGGCGAAACTATAAAAACAGATTCAAGTGATGGCAGTAAGAATGATAATAATAGTGATGGCAGTAAGAATGATAATAAGAGTGATGATAATAAGAGTGGTGGAGATGAGTTAGATACAATTAACAATATTAAAGAGAATTTTCAGGATACGTTAAAAGTATTAACAGAAAAACTAGACAAATCTCAGAAAGATTTAGACAATAAATTAACAAAAATAGATGATGGAACAAATACTGGAACAAATACTGGAACAAATACTGGAACAAATACTGGAACAAATACTGGAACAAATACTGGAACAAATACTGGAACAAACGGTATAAATATCGACACTAATAGCGAAAAAAGCGACCATCTAACATTTAATGATAAAGATTCGGTTTTAGATATGGGGACAAACAAAGAAACAATTATTAACGCTCCGAAAAATGTAGAACGTTTAGACCAAATTGAAACAATTAACAACGCAAAACGCAAAGCAGAAGAAGCCGAGTTTGACGATGATGATATGGACGGTCCTTTAAAAATTCATAGCGGAAATGTAAGTTTAAATATAGAAGATGTGCATGATTTAGAGAAAAAAACAAATTTAAAACCACCTATTTCTTTGGATGTAGAAGTTTTATCATAAATGCGTAAAAATATTTCATTTTTCTTAATAAAATATTTTAAATGAATCATTCTATATTTGTTTCGGGTTTAGCCGTTTCTATAATTTATTTATTAATTCGTTTTATTGAAATGAAATTTATAACAAAGGAGAAACTACCTTTGAAAAAGGTATTTAGGGATGTTTTAGTTGTTTATGTCAGTGTAATTCTGGGATTTTATTTATTATCTCAATTCGGTGAAAAGGTTATGAAATCGGTACCAAATGTTTTCACTGATTCGCCTGGATTTTAATCTAAATATATAATATAAATGAGTGATAGTGGTAAAAAAAGTGGTGGCCTATTCGATGCGATCAAGGGTTCGTTTCAGTCGTTGGGCCAAGAAGGCGGGCGTAGAAGACGTCAAACGCGTAGAAGTCGCAATAACAACAGAAGCCGTAATAACAACAGAAGTCGCAATAACAGTAGAAGAAGTCGTAATAATAGAAGAAGTCGTAATAACCGCTCCAGACAAGGAGGTTCCAACAGAAATAGACGTAATAGAAGTCGCAGTAACCAACGAAGTCGCAGACGTAACCGCCGCAATAACCAAAGAAGTCGCAATAACCAAAGAAGTCGCAATAACCAAAGAAGTCGCAATAATAATAATAATAACCGCTCCAGACAAGGAGGTTCCAATAATAGACAAAATCAAAGTAGAAGAAATAGACAAAATCAAAGTAGAAGAAATAGACAACAAAGACAACAAAGACAACAAAGACAACAAAGACAACGCCAACGTAGCAATCGCAGAAACCAATCTAGAAATTAAATAAATATGTTAAACAAAATATGTTAAACAAAAAATGTTAAATAAATATATTTTAAATTTTAAATTATATTTATGAATACCATCTTTCATTCACAATTGTTTCTTCCAAATTTTTATATTTAAAATAACCCATCTCTCTTAATGAAGTTGGTTCCAAAGACCCTCGTATCGACATTACATTATAACTAGCAGGTGGCTCATTAAAAAGCAAACTATTCATAGGTAATTTAGTAAGATATAAATATGGCCCATCATGCGTTTTCCGACCATCCAATTCATTTTCATCGTTATCCAAGTATTTTAAACGCAAAGGTTTATCCGAACCATTTCCCTCTAATATTATACTGTTTAATATACCAATTTTTTTTATCATATCTCTTGTCATCGATATTCTTATACCATATTCGAAAAACACTATTTGATAGTTAAATGTACCAAATGTTAAATCATTTGGTTGTATTTTTTTCAATGGGCTACCCCAACATAAACTGTCTGATTGAAAATTAATTTCAATACTTAATAATGTAATTAAACGCTGGTTTAATGTTGACCAATCTATAAAAGGATCAAAAGATTTAATTTTATCGTATAAATATTGTATTTCTTTGTCCTTACTTGTCATAATTATTAAAAATAATAATACAATTAGTATTATTATTTATTCGATTTCATTGTCATAATTATTAAAAATAAGTCGGAAGTGTATCAATATCGAAAACTTTCATTTTCTTCACCTTTTTCTTTCCAACTACATACCTCGCAAATACATTTTTTTCTAATTGTTTTTGAGGTGTATGATTATTAACATTCCTAGTTATCATTTTATACAATTTAAAATCAGGATAACGTTCTTCACCATTCATTTTATATAATATATTTTTTCCCTTATCATCTATACACCATTCAGCTATTAAACAAGCTATAGGATCAGTTTCATCTCTAACATCTATAACATCGTCAAAAAAATAATCAAAAATCGAACAACCTAATCTACATAAATCAAAACTATTATTCGGCTCTAATCGGGGTTTTTTTTCATTGAAATATGGCTCAAAATTATATTGGGAATTCGCATCACCTTTAGCGTGAAAACTATCACTACAAAATAATTTATCACTATGATAATAAATAGCACGCCCAAAATCTATTATTTTATATATTTTACCATAAGTAGGGACTTTATAATACTTATCTTCGAATTTATAACATATAAATTTACGATCCGTTTCTATATACATTATATTATTCGTATGTAAATCATTATGGGTAAATTTAAATACTTTCTGATAAACAATCAAAGACATTATAATTTGAAACAAACAAGAGCGCCATTCATCCATTGTTAATTCATCATCTTCATCCTCAACTTCCATCAAAGAATCTAATGTATTTTTTAATTTTTCCAAACAAATAATATTTACTGGGAAATCAAATATTTCCGCCTTTATAAAATCTAACGTTTGATTTGTACTAGAATAATCAGATACATTTGAATTAGAACAACTTTTCAAATCATCAGAACACGATGATTTACTATTTTTCCCATTTTTACCATTTTTACCATTTTTACCATTTTTACCATTTTTCCCATTCCCCCACCCGTCACTATCTCCACTATATCCACTATCTCCACTATCTCCACTATCTCCACTATCTTCACTATCTTCCGTATTAGATGACCGAGATGAACATGTAGAATTTGTTTTATGACTATTCCCATCATTATTTTCCACATCTAAAGTTAATTTAACTTCAGTATTTATATTATGTTTTTCAATATTTTTTTCCGTTAAATCAAAAACTCCTTTAAAAATATCATTATTTAATTCTTCACATGATAAATCGACATTTTCACCAGTTTCTAGAACTAATTTTTTCCTATGCCCTCTTGTATCATCTTCTAATAATTCTTCATTTATATCTTCTGTTTCAAATAATTCATTTAAATTGTCATGAAAAAAATCAGAATTATATAAAAATTCTAAATCATCTATAATATTTACATAATGTTTGCTTTGAATACCCAAAAAAGAACCATAAAAATTTAAACCATGTGGAAAATTATAATGATTCAATAATATGCTACTTAAATATGAAAAAAAACCATCAGTATAAGCAGAATTATTTTTATCTAATACTTTTTTACTACATTTAGCATCTTTTAATTTAGGAAGTTCAATAATTTGTTCCTTTGACATTTTTTTATACTTCCCGACCATATATTTAACCGGGTCTAATAAAGGGCTAAATTTAAAAAAAGACTCTCTTAAATATTCATTTTTACTTAAATCTTTCACAGTAATATTAAATATATTATTTGTCTCTTGATTAGAAATATTAGAAATATTATACTTATGATTTAAATTAACCAAATCGTAATTGTTATCATTTAATAATAAAAAACGTTCATAAATTGGAATATAATTTTGAACGTTATATATACCTTCTTCTTCTAAATTAATAAATAATTTTTTATTGTTATTTTTTTTATACGAAATCTCAAACATTATAAAATACTAAAATAAGTTTTAATTAGATTTTTGAACTTATTATTGAACTTTTTATTGAACTTTATTTAACTTTTATTGAACTTTTTATTTAAGTTTGAAATATAATATTATTATATTCTTATTAATTAATGAATTTGGAGTTGAAAAAATTTAACATGAAAGATATTACCTTTAAGCCAAATGAAAATCAAGGTCCAGTAATTGTTTTAATTGGTCGGCGAGATACAGGAAAAAGTTTTTTGGTACGAGACTTATTATTTTACCATCAAGACATTCCCATTGGTACTGTTATTTCAGGGACTGAAGCAGGTAATGGGTTTTATGGAAAAATCGTTCCAAAATTATTTATCCACGATGAATATAATACAGCTATTATTGAAAATATATTAAAAAGACAAAAAATTGTATTAAAACAAATGAAAAAGGAAAACAATGCGTATGGTAGAAGCAATATTGACCCTCGAGCATTCGTTATATTAGATGACTGTTTATATGATAATAGTTGGGCTAGAGAAAAATTAATGCGTTTGCTTTTCATGAATGGGCGACATTGGAAAATTATGCTTGTTATCACTATGCAATATCCACTAGGTGTCCCTCCTAACTTAAGAACAAATATAGATTATACTTTTATATTACGAGAACCTTATTTAACAAATAGAAGGCGTATTTATGAAAATTACGCAGGTATGTTTTCAACGTTTGAAAGTTTTTGTCAAGTTATGGATCAATGTACGGAAAATTACGAGTGTCTCGTTATTTCTAATAATGCCAAATCAAATAAATTAGAAGATCAGATTTTTTGGTATAAGGCATTAGCCCACGGACCTTTTAAATTAGGTTCCAAGGAGTTTTGGGAATTGTCGAAGAATTTAGGTTCAGATGACGAAACCGAAGAATATGACCCTACAGCATTTAAAAAAAGAGGACCCACTATTAATGTGAAAAAAAATACATGGTAAATATTAATACCGCGAATAACTTAAATATTTTTACCTATTAATTATAATGAGCATTTTATTTAAAAATCGCATATCATTACTAGTATGCAATACAACAAGTTTAATTGTAAAAAAAAACGATTTAATTTATAAGATTAGTGGTTGTGATAGATTTAATTTAATACACCCAAAAGTACCAGAATTATTCGAAAAAATAAGAATTAATAATATCACTATTGCTTTAACTTTCAACGATACTAGAAAGTTACAAAAAAAAATAATTCAACAATTGGATATGGAAAAGTATATAGATAATTATATTTCCAAAGATGAAGTTACATATGGAAGTCCTTTTCCGTATATGATTCATCATATTATGGAAAAGCATAAAATTGGAAATGTTGTAAATGTAGCAAAAATCGGCGATACAATTGATGACATGAAAGAAGGTAAAAACGCAGGATGTGGTTTGATTATTGGTGTTTTATCTGAGTCTAATACCAAAGCCGAACTAAAAAAATTTGGAGCAGATATAGTCGTTGATAATATTATGGATTTAAATAACAATAAACATGTTATTAATGATTTTCTATTGTAAAGATTATGTAAAGATTATGTAAAGATTATGTAAATATTCTGTAAATATATTACAATAACTTTTTATAAAATAACTTTTTTGTTTTTGAATTGACTCTCTTTTAATGTGAGGGGAGAGATTTTAAACAATATTAATATTAAATTGAATAAATATTAATATTTAAATTTAATTATTTATATATTATATGCAAAAAGATATTAGTGCCTTTTTCTCGGTACAAAACCATAGTAAAAATGCCAACAATGCCAACAATGCCAACAATGCCAACAATGCCAACAATGCCAACAATGCCAACAATGCCAACAATGTCAACATAAACGTATATACAGATGGTGCTTGTTCTAACAATGGTAAAAGGAGCGCAAAAGCAGGATGGGGAGTTTATTTTTCGGAAAATTCGCATTTAAACTCTTATGGAAAAATAGACGGAAAACAAACAAACCAAGTCGCAGAATTAACAGCGGTAATTAAAGCATATAAAATATTAGAAAATGAAATAGTAAAAAATACACACATTACAATATATTCTGATTCAATATACGCCATAAGATGTTCAACAACTTATGGTGCAAAATTAGAAAAAATTTGCTGGATAAAGAAAAAACCAATCCCTAATGTCCAATTGGTAAAAAAAGCATACTATTTATTTAAAAATAAACCACATATTAAGTTTATTCATATTAAAGCCCATACAGGAAAACAAGATCAACATTCACTTGGTAATGTAGGTGCTGATAAATTGGCTAACATAGCTATTGGCTAACATAGCTATTGACTTGAACATGTGATATTTCCGACTTTTTCAACCACGCCAACAACTTCATATCATCATATATTAAAGGCGTAATAATAACATAATAAAACATATTTATATACGTTAAATTATATATATTTAAATAAAGCCATCCCAAATGAAAACTAAAATTACATATACACGAAATAAAATAAATTTTAAAAGCTAGTTTTTTTATAGGCAGATATTCCCTTTTATGAGTTAAAAAACGAATTCCTAAAAAATAATTCACTTTATATGTATAACTTGCCGATAAAGTATAAATCATTAATAATCGTGCCGTAGGGTATTCGAAAAAATTAATCATCGGGACTATTAAACCAAATCCCGTTGTTACTATATGATGAAGTTTCGTCGGTAATCCTAATTTATCGACTTTTAAAAGACCTACGAAATCATTGGCAACATAAAACATACCCGTAAATTGAATTACCGTATTAAATTCTGTCAAATTTAAAAAAAATGCTGGAATAACAGGTATTGATAATATTGAAATAAAATACAAAGACATTGATTTTATTAAATTTTTAATAATATAATTTTGCCTCGATTGATCGTAATTTTTAAATTTGGGATAAATATCTTTAATATGTTTTTTCACAAATGAATAAGATATATGAATAAAATATGACGCTATAAAAAAATATGATAATATTAAATAATTATACATAATAATATTTATATATAATTATTTAAATGATTTTCATTAACTATTTCCGGAATAAGTTATAATTAAATAAATCCCACTAAAAACTAATAATATACCTAGAAAAGTTAATTTATTAAATTCGGCCCCCATAAAAGCAATGGAATATAAATACATAAGTAAAGCACTTGTTACCACAACTACTCGAACATAACCTATATTGTCTGTAATCGAATAAGCATAATCAATTAATAATTCTCCTATTGCCCATGATGCCCCAAATACTAAAAATAATATACCGATTGTTATTTTTTTATTAAAACTTAAATCATTTAATTCTAGTACTTTTTCACGACAATCTTTATTTATTAAAAAATATCCAAAGGCAATCAATACATATAAAAGAGCACCTATTACAAAGGTCACTTTATAATTTATACCGGCATTTAACATGTATTTGGTTGTAATATCCGAAATTGCCCATAAAAAAGCGGTCGAAGTAGCGGGTAATACCCAATTTAACATAATATATATATATAATCAACACTATTAAATTACAATAACTTATGAAAAACATATAAAACAAATAAAATAATATATATAAATGAAAATAGTAGTTACTGGTGGAGCAGGGATGATAGGTAGTTGTATAAAAGACATAATACAATTATATCCAAAACACGATTTTACCTTTTTAACAAGACAAGTTCTAAATTTAACTGATGAAAAAAATGTATTAGATTATTTTAAAAAAAATACTTTTAATTATATTATACATTTAGCAGCAGATGTTGGAGGATTATATAAAAATTTGGAAAATAATATTCAAATGTTTGAAAATAATATTAAAATGAATATGAATATTCTTAAAGCATGTTATATTAATAATATTAATAGAGGTATTTTTGCGTTGTCTTCTTGT